TGACTTCCGCCCAGTAGGACTTGTCTTTGTTAGTTCGGTTAAGACCAAAACCTTCCATCTAACGTACTATATTTACTAGGACGTTTGTTTCTCATGGCGGAACTATGTTCCTCCCTAAACCTGTCAGAACCTGACAAGAATTTGCTACTTGACGAAAAGTCAAGTGAGTCATAGTAAGCATAATGCTCAGACCCGAATTCAATGGGTAGTAGGTACGAACCACTGAGATAGTTGGAAGCGTAACTCGACAGAACGAGCAGAGCGAACTTGTGGTTTGTCATGTTCTCGGGTTTCTTGCGGAACGTTTCTGGTGAAACAGCTTTCTTTATGAGTTCTGGAATCGGAGCATCAGGTGCACCTTTGTGCCAAGTGGCGCCAAGGAAGTGAACTTCACCATACTTGCTCTTTTCTGCATTAACAGTTACTCCATATTTCCTAAGGAACGCTGCAATTCGACGAGAATCAATCTTCTGATACATAGGAAAGATTACATCGTCACCCAGAATAAAAATCTTTTTCCAGTGAACTTGTTGATTAAAGGCGTGTAACATTGCACCAATTAACATAGTGTTAACGATAGAATCCACCATTTGCGTGAAGTAACTACCAGATGGTACGCCGTGATCTTTACCTTTGTAGAGTCGTCCGTTAGGCATAACAATTGGAGTATTGATGAAATAATTCACCATTTCTACCCAGCCTAAACGTTTGCGATCCTCTTCAGTAAACCAGCTTCCTAAAATATTGAAAGCGGCACGGATGAAGAAAGTTGCAATTGACGCATCAAACTTAGAGTAATCCAAACTATATGGAATTCCCCCACTTTTCGCAATTTCACTATGAAGATACGCTCCTAATTCATGCCTTTTTAGACCAAATGCCATAGTAGTACGTCTTCTCAGGTAACGATTAATAAGAGGACGAGCAAACTGACCTTCCAACAACGTCATGCAGAAAGGGAAACCCCAAACTAGACGAGTCTTATTTCCAGCTTGTGTACGTGCATAGGCTATACAAGGCGGTGGACTTGACTTTCCAGCGACTACTTCGTCCTTCTTACGGAATGCGTAATCGTAAGAGTCTTTCTTCTTACCGAAGAAAGGCAGACCTGCTGACTTGCCCAAATCTACAGACATCAGTAGTTCATCCTCACCCTCAAGTGGAGTAAGGAAAGGCTTCTCCTCCGGTTTTCCGAACACTTTCCAGGCTAAAGCAATGCCTTTGGAAACATGTTCATCAACTTGCACGAAGGTGTTTTGGCTTGGACCGAAGCGTTCCAACTGCTGCCACAATTGCTCAGGGTCGTACACACTTCTAGGGTCTTCCTCAACATAGAATCCTTGTTCTTCAAGAACTTTCGCAACATGACCGTGATAAATCCAACGATCATTAGGTCTAGACGCACGCTTCGAATATTCAACAACACCAGAGCGGCGGTAAGGACCACAGTCTTTGAAACCAGGCACAGGACGTTCATAGAACTCCGACCATTCAAAGGACTCAGACTTTTGATTGACTAATGGCTCCATACGAGATACCTCCATAAAATAAATAAATTAGACGAAAGCTTATGGTGCTTCAAACCATCTAGATTAAGTCTCATACCTCTAAATCCTTATAATTATTCCAATCTAGAAATTTTC